CATCAGAGACTTTCCCGAAGCAGTTGGGGATATCAACAACTTTCTATTATGTCTTAGAGCGTCGTATACTCCCTCTATCTGATAGTCTCTAGGTTTGTACTTGCAGATTCCTGTTATATAATCTTTAACACCCTCCTTGGATATCATTTCATTGACTTCAAAAGGGAGTCCATAATACTTACTCTCTACAAATTCGTAAGTATATCCATGGTCTTCGCAAAATTGAATTATTTTATCTAATAGTCCAACATATATTTCTTGTTTCTGAATATTAAATAGACGAATTTTTCCATCCCAAAATCTTTTTTTGTAGGCTGGTGAAAATTTTGCACCAGGTACATCAAAAGTAAATTGATCCGCAAGTTCATAATAAACATGCGGTTCTGCTTTTACATGAAGATTTACTTCATTCTTTTTTGAAATGACTAAATGGGACACAATCTAGTACCAATCTGTATCGTAAGTAGAATCAGCATCACCATAGTTACCAATCGGAACAATATTAAATGCTAAAGATTTTCTAGGCATATCAGATTCAACTGGGGTAACAGTATGATTTAGAAAACTAGGAAATATTATTAAGTCTTTTCTTTCTGGAATTATTTTTGTAATTGGTGTAGTAAATTTATTAACATTTTTAATATTTGGTTTATATGAACTCATATCTGGTAAAGGATTTAGAATATCTAATTGCCCACCACTATTTCTATCACCATAATATCCATAATAATAAACTGCACTCCAGTAACAATTTTTATGATTATGTAATTGAACATGCTCACCTTTTGCATTATAAGTTAACCATGATGTTGATATATCAAATCTACACGAATAACCCATTCTATCCAAAGCAGATCTAGTGTAATCTAATAAGATTTTTTTAGTTCTTGGATACCTTTCCAATATTCTATACTTATCAGAACTATTTGCAATTCTTGCTTGTTCAGGACTAGTAACTTGAAGTTTACTTAGAATGTAATCCTCACAATCATTTAGTTCCTCAGTATCTTCCCATACTTTCATTTTAAGTAATGGTATAGAGAATAATTCTCTAACTTTCAAATTAGATTCGTTTTGCATTTTTCTTTTCAAATTTTTGTTGATCTTCCCAAAGTTGTTGCAACTCTTGAGCATTTTCAGCAGACACGGGAGTTAAATCTGCGATGTTACCAGATACAATACATCGACCATCAACGGTACATTCAGGTACTTCATGTTGTAATCTACCTTCAAAAATTAGTAACTTTCCTTTTGAAACTTCTACAGTATGTTTACTTTCTGAAAAGATTAAAGGAGAAGATCCTACAGGTACATTTACATAAAAAATCCATGTCCATGCAAATGGCATGTGATTATGAGGAACAATATTATCTCCCTTTTTAAAAGTAGTACCCCATACTTCTTCTAATCTTAAACAACCTTCTTTACCAAATATCTGTGTATTATTTGTAATTATTTTTTGTAACCATACAAGCAAGTCCATTAATGCTGGATTTTGTTGTTCATGAATACGTCTGTCCGACATAGACGCATTTACACTAGGTTCATATCCAATCTTTGGAAGATCTTTAACATAGTTATGTAATATATCACAGATATTATCAGGGTCGGGGTGTAGGAATTCTACTACAGCCAACTTTTCAGTTACTTCAAAAGCATAAGGTTCAGTACCTTGGAGGAAATCACTATCCTCTTCTAATATAGGTGGGTTTTTATATTTTTCTCTTAGTGCTTCGACTTCCTCATCTGTCAATTGAGGTTCACCATTATACAAATCTTCCATGAATCATAACGAGTTACTATAGTATATAGCAGGTTATTCTTGGTCTAAATTTGGAAATTGTTGTGTAAGATTGTGATCTAATATTACAGCAAATAATCTATTCTGTAATGATAAAAGACGAACTTTTTCTGATATTGGTTTATTCTCATTCTTCCCTGGCCAAACCTCAGCATAATGGGAAACAGCATCGTATAACATACGGGTTTCTTCGATACCCATATTCAATTCCATAGACCAATCTAGTTTCTTTTTAGAATCGTCAGTATCCATACGATTGAATGTTAGTTTAAGTATTTAGTTATATCCTTGTTGGAAACGATGCCATTCGATTGCATTCTTAATTTGATAGGTACGACCAGATATATTTCTAATAATTTCTTCTAAGAATTTTAAAGTAGCATCATAGTATTTGATCTTCATATCAATCTTATTCAATCTTTCATCTGCATCCATATGTCTTTGTATAGCATCTTTCTCTCTGACCTTATATGGAAATGGATCTGCAGCATAAACTTCTGGAGATGCCTTACCTGTGTAATAATTATATCTCTCTAGTCTAATTTCGTTATATTGATTTCTTGCCTTCTCACGCATTAAAGTAATTGTATTATAAACTGTATAATACTTTGAATGAAGTTGAGGTATTTTTAATGATTCGTCATGCAAGTTATCTGGGTCGATTTTAGCATCTTCGGCCCACATACTTTGAATTTTATCAAGATCCATAATAAAGTTAAATTAATTATAAGGGAGTTCGTCCGTCTGCTTTAAACATCCTGTATATAGTATACTTGAAAGTAGCCTCTGCTGTAAAGTAGTTGATGTCCGTATCACCTGCTTCAAATTCCAATGATGTTAATGAAGTTGGAAACATTTCCTCAAACTTTATTATAGCACTAGTATTGTAATTACTGTTTAAAATTGCAAGGGAACCATCACTATACACTTCATCTCCATCCCTTTTACCTTTATCATCAGTTGTTATCTCTTGATATTGCTTAGGTGTAGCTGGAAAACCCACACCAGTCATCCAGTTATGAATAGACATATAGTTTTCTAATTCTTCATCAACTATAAATCTTAAACTAAAATCACCATATTGTAATTTATCACCAGGTATATCAATATCTTTTAGATAAGATGCTTGTACAGCAGTTCCTAAAACTATCTCAGGTATTCTAGCAGAATTACAGAAAAAATTTACCTTAGGAGTTTTTGCAAGATTAAATCTAAACCCTATGGGAGATAAAAAATTTCTATTCTCTATTTGATTCTGTAATGCATTAACCATTATCCTCCTCCACCACCTGAGCCACCTGATCCACCGCCACCACCGCTAGACCCGCCAGAACCATTACCGCCACCATTACCACCATGGCCACCATTTCCATTACCTCCGTTACCATTACCGTTTCCATTACCACCGTTCTTACCTTTACCATTTTTACCATTCTTCTTTCCATTCTCCCCTTCATCAGGTTCGATGTATCCTCTTCCACCCATATGATAGCCACGCGGAATTGTTTTACACTTTTTATCAGTGTAACACCAATACTTTCCAGCACCGCATCTTTTAGCAGCTGCTTCTTCTATGAATTTATCAAATTCTAACATTAGTCAATAATCATATTGAACCACATTTCACTCATACCAGAAATGATTTTATCTGCTGATTCTTTATCCTCAGCATATCCTTCTTGCATTAAATGATCAACTAACTTATCTCTTTTAGCAACTGCATCTGCATGTTCTTTTGGTGTAGGTTCCATGGTAATAGTACTTTTATTTCTATTTAGACTGGTGTAATTGTATATCCAATTTTTGCTCTAGACTTACCGATAGCAGTATCTAAAGCGTCTTGAGCATCTTCTGTAGTATTATATTGTGTCTTTTTTGATTGATCCCATGTCCATCTATTCTCACTAATGTGATATAGAGTTTCTCCTGTTACATTGCTCTTCTTAGTAATATAAAACATTATGTCCTCTGTTTAAAATTTATACCTTGCATATGATCAAACTCATGTAAAAATACTCTTGCAGCAAAACCCTCTAATTTTACTTTATGATCATTTCTATGTTCATCTTCATATTTAACAACGACAGTTTCTGACCTTTCCACGTCAACAAATTCATCTGGATAAGATAAACATCCTTCATTCATAACACATGTTTTAGAAGATTGTTTTACAATTCTGGGATTGAAACAAGTCATAACTTCATTATACTCCAAATCCCTTATCATTACAAATGCCCTTTCATTAATACCAATTTGATTTGCAGACAGGCCGACTCCTTTATGATAATGCATATTATCAATCAAGGTCTTTTTTAAAAAATTGCGATCCAAATTGTAACTACACTTATCAATTTTTTTGTGTAGTAAAGCATCAGAATTTGGTATTAGTTCTCTTATCATAAAGTTATTTAGAGAAAAAAAAGACCCCTCAGAGAGGAGTCTTTGGAAAATATGTAATATGAATTACATTAGGTTGTTAACTTTAACACGTCTGTAGTATGTGTTAGAGTTTCTCTTAATACGTCCAGTATTAGTTGTATTAAGTCCTTCAGCGAATGGGTTTGCTACGATACCGTAACGAGTCTTAAACCCGATTTTTGGCTGGAAGGTGTTCTCTCCCACTGCACGAACCATCTGTAGTGGAACGTAAGGGCAATAGAATAAACCTGCGTCATAAGGTGAAGAACCTTTATAACCAGCAACATAGTACTGAGCACCAGCAGAAGATCCGTTGAATCCACCTGCATAAGGGTCAATGTACACTTTGTACTTACCTTGTAATGTACCAGCAAATGTATTACCAGTATCATCAACGTTAAGGTTGCTGTTAAGAGCAGGAGTGTAGTCTAGTACACCAGCCATTGTTAATGCAGAAGCAACATCAGCAGAACAAAGGATCATGTTACCCTTTCCTCTACGAGTTTGCTGTGCGATTGCGTTAGCGTCTCTTTCGATCTGGAAGATCAGTCCCTTGAATTTCTCAACAGACCAACGACCATTACTATCAACGTCTAAGTCGAAAGTACCAGATGTTGCAACGTTTGCTTGAGCACCAGGCTTAGCAACGTTATAGATTGTTCTAATAACTTCTCTGTTGATTTCAGCAAGAATCTCAGTAGATAGAATGTTAGCAAGTTCTGCTTCTGCATTCAATCCATGGATTGCTTTCAAGTCTTGGGCAAGTTCTAGTGAGTACTCTGCCTTTAGAGCTCTTGACTTCGCAGTCACGGTGACCTTCTCGATTGAGAATGCCATCTCGTTGAAACCGTTTCCATCAGTACCTAAAGCTTCAGCAGTACCTGTCTGCATACCTTCACCGACGTTGTAGACGTTACCGTCTGTTGGTGATGCAGAACCATCTAGTGCACCAGGATTAGATCCTGTCTGAGATCCAGTACCAAGACCAACTGCCTCGTTCTGAGATCCAGCAACGTAGTCATCTGCACCTGAGATTGGTGTACCAGCTGTACCGATACCAGAGAATGCAGTATCTACTTCGTCGTAGAATGTCTCGTCTCCAGACTGACTGTTGTAACGAGATCTCATTGCAAAGATTAGACCTGTTGGGCCATTCATTGGTTGTACACCAGCTAGGTCATAAGCGACCAAGTTTGGCATTGCTCTTCTGATCAGACTAATAAGTACTGGATCGAAGTTTGATATTCCTGCACCTGTTGAGTTTGTAGGTGCTGCTTCTCCAAGGAACTCTTGCTCCTCTTTTAAAGTCTTTTCTTGGTTCTCCAGAAGAACTGCGGTCACCATTCGACGATGATTGTCTTTGATGTCTCCCATACCTTCATGGTCTAGGAGTGGGGCCCACTTCTCCTGCAGATGTTCAGCATTGAACGATTGCATTTGATTTACCTTTTAAATTTAGTTTAAAGTTTGATCTTATAATTAAAAAATCACTTTTTCGAGACTCTATCCATAGTCTGTAGGTAACTTTCCATCAAGCCAGACGGTGCTGCTTGAGGTGCCTCAGTTCCTTCAGAAATTGTCTCTGAATGGTCTCTTGGAGCACTAGCACTTGGGAAATAAGATTCTCTAAGTGTTCCTAGTTTCTCTCTGTATGTTTCTTCACTATCAAACTCAACGTTTTTGGCAAGAGAAGCAAGTTTATCTTTTTGTGAAAGTGCGAGACCTTCGGATACGTCTGCTAGAATTACATCTGATACAGACTCAGCTAATCTTTTGTTTAGAGCAATATTCTTATTAATTTGCTCGTTGAGTTTATTTTCCATCTCATCAAGTTTATCAACCATATTGTTGATAACATCATATTTTTCTTCAGGGATTGTTACATAATGATCTTCAAAAAGACTCTTCATACCTTTTAGGAATGATTCAGTCATTTCTGTTTTAAGTCCATGCTCTACTGCGAGTGCATTTTCTTCCATCCATTCCTGAGCAATATACTCAAGATATGCATCAGTTCTATCTTCTAGAACTTCTTTCATGGCAGAAACTTCTTCAGCGAGTGATTTCTCATACTCACCTTTTAATTCTTCCTTGATCTCTCCGATCTTGGATTTGATAGCAGCTTCGAAAATGGTTGTTGCTTTTGCTTTGAAGTCTTCTGAAAGTTCTTCGCCTTCTAGAAGTGCATTAACGTCTGCTTCGACACTAAATGACTCTTCTTCTTCGACGACTTCTTCTTCAGTTGTCTCTTCTTCTGCAACTACTTCTTCAGTTTCTGTAGTCTCTACTTCTGATTCAGCAACTACTTCTTCTTCAGTAGTTTCTTCCTCAGATACTACCTGATCCTCAGGTAATTCTGCTTCTTCTTTTTTAACAGCACCGCCAGCCAATGTAGGCATTGGATCGGCTTTACCTGCTTTTTTGTTAATTACATCCTTAACTTGTTTAAGGGTTTTACCAGGTGTGTTTAATTTAGCTGAATTATCATCAACTTTATAATTTTCTGGTGTTGGCCCACCTAAATCCTCGTAAGTTGCAGGTGTACCACCTGTTGTCAACTTAGGCATCGGATCACCAGGCGAAGCATTTTTAGTTACTACGTTTTCCATTTCTTGTAAATTGCTACCAATAGGCATGTTTTTTTAATAGAATATTAAATATTCTTTATTTATTTATAGAACTTAAAGATTTGATAAGAAATCGGTAAAGAGACCGAGCTTATGTTCCTCAAGTGTTTTTTGGTCAACTAGGGTGTTAATCCTCTTCTTAGTTTGGTCTATAAACTGTTCACGAAGGATTCCTCCTTCCCAAACCCACTCTTTTCCTTCCATGATTCCGTTAACGAAAGCATCAGGAGCTGATGGATCTGCAACGATATCTGCAGCTGTTGCTAATTGAAAGTCTTCACCAACAACTTTAATACCATCACGATCTTCTTTTAATGTTCCTATACCACGAGAAGAAACTCCTAAAGTTACACCTTCAGCGAGTAAAGATTTTGCAATCTTACCCATAGGTGTTTCAAGAAGTTGTGCCTTACCTACAAAATTATTTCCTTCTTGATGAAGATCAACAATTTTATGCGATACTCTATCGAGGTTCACTGTAGGGCCATCAGGGTGACCAAGTTCCCCAACAGCACGGCCTTTTGCAACGAAAGATTCGTTGTATCTGTTAACCTCTTTTGCAAGAGTGTCTACAGGATACATTCTTCCATTACGATTTTTAAGGTTTCCTTGTAAGAAAACACCCTCTATATACATCTTCTTTTTACTACCTTTTCCTTCGGTAATAAATTTAACGTCTGAAATTTCTTCTGTGATTAGTTTCATAGTCCTAATTTGTAAATCCTACTGCAGCACCCATAACATCAGTTCCACCACCAACATGAACAACATCTGTTGGATTCTTCTCTAGAATTTCTGTTTGACCTGCTAATAATGAAAAAGTTCCTATAGTAGAAATACCACTATTATTTTCTGCAACAGTAACAGTTCTACCAGTACTGCCACTATTGTTTACTAAACGAACACAAGTTGCGTTGCTAAAACTAGTAGCAGCACCAACTGAATTTGGTACAGTTATTTGTGTTCCTTTTATTAATAACCTAGACATTTGGTTCCTCTTCTTGGGCTACAGGTTCTTCAGTATTATCGAACATTGATGCACCCACAGTATTACGAGAAGCATCTATTTTGTCTGCTGCTTTAGCATACAAAACTTCTTTGATCTTATCGCTAATATCATTAGCAGCAGCATCAGTCGCTATCAAATTAACAAGTTCTTCCATAAAAAATAAATATAAAATCCTAGTTTTATTTATATCTCTGCCTTTTTGGTATCTTTTTGTACCTGTGCATTAGTAAGTCCATCATCAATTTCTGGATCCATTGGGATTTCTCCCATCTCACCTTCTGCTGGTAATGGTTCACCAGTTATTGGATCAACTGCACTAGGATCTGGTATTATACCATCCTTAATTTCCTGTTCAATTTGTTCATCCAATTCTTCCATTTCTCCATCAGTCTGACGTAAGATATTTTTACGAACCCATTCTTGTGAATAGAATCTTCCGATATAAGGTTCTATTTGTGCAAGAGTTCCTAATCTCTCATTCATCATTTCAGTTTCTTTCAATTCTGCAAACTGATTATCATAGATGAAATCGTATTGTATATGCTCACTAAGAACTTCCCAATCTTCAGGAGTAACAATGTTCTTCAGGATTAATTGAGTCTTAAGCATATCTGTGAACATATTTGCAAAACGTTTTCTTAAACGTCCTACAAATTTAGAGAACTTAAGTTCATCTCTT